GCAATGACTGGTGCTTTTGGAATATGGATGGGACACGAAAATAAAGGAGATAACAATGCTAACAGCACTAATAGGTCCAGTAAGTAAACTTGTAGGAAAGTTTATTGAGGACAAAGATCAAAAGAATAAATTGGCACATGACCTGGCAACGCTTGCTTCACGCCATGCTCAAGAATTAGCTAAAGGTCAGATACAAGCTAATGTAGAACAAGCCAAGCATCCTTCTCTATTTGTAGCTGGTGCAAGACCAGCCATAATGTGGATTTGCAGTCTGGGTTTGTTATGGGAATTTTTTTTAAAACCTATTGCAACATGGATAATTCTAGTTACTGGTTCTGATATACCTATGATTAACATACCAACCGATGGGTTAATAGGATTGACCATGAGTTTATTAGGATTATCTGGAATGAGATCATGGGAAAAATCAAAAGGTGTGGCAAGAGAAAACATGAAAAAATAAGGAGACATTTATGCCAAAAGGATATGGGAAAAAGAAGATTGTTAGTAAACCAAAAGCTAATACAAAACCAGCTTCAAAGCCTACAATGAAATCTTACTCATCTAAAAAGAAGAAATGATTACATTTTATTTAGAGCTGGCAAAATTTTTTAACAAAATTGGCAATTATTTTTATATGAAACATTGTGAATTACTTATGGGAAAGAGAGGAAAGCCAAATGGATTTAGATAAATTAAAAGAAGAAATAAAAGAAGATGAGGGTTATAAGAATGAAATCTATTTAGACCACCTATCTTTAAAAACTTTGGGCGTAGGGCATTTGATAAAAGAGACAGACCCAGAATATGATTTAGAAGTTGGAACACATATAGATGATGAAAGAGTTAACGAATTATTTGAAGAAGATTTAAATACAACTATAGATGAGTGTACTCTTTTATATGATGACTTTTATACTTTGCCAGATGAAGCACAATTAATTATAGCGAATATGATGTTTAATATGGGTAGACCCCGACTATCTAGGTTTCATAAAATGAAAAAAGCTGTAGATAATCGGGATTGGCAAGAAGCCGCAAATCAGATGCAAGATTCAAAATGGTATAATCAAGTAACTAATCGGGCTGAAAGATTATGTGAAAGAATGAGGAATGTATCATCATAAGACTTGTATTCCTCTGGATAAAGTTTGTCTCTTAATCCATCCCCGCTTCTCCAGGCTAATTAATAATCTTTGAATAGATTGATTAGAAGTTCTTTTCTTAATCATTTGTTGACCTTCTATTTCTCCTCTGCCTATTTCTCTTATCGTTGGGTACACTCCCCTTTCAGAATGATAAGCCTTTAGAAAGTTATACATTTCCATTTGAGCTGGCGTTAATCCTATTTTATCCATTAGAACTCTCCTTTATTTGAGCAGATAATGCCTTGTTATAATCTAACCTGGTTTGCTTTAAATGATTTGTTTGCTCTGGTGGACACTCATGAACTAAAATAACATTATTAATTTGTTCAAACTCTTTTAACAAAGTTCTTTTCTTTTCATTGTCCAACTTCCCAGATAAATAAACACCATTCATAATAGCTTTATATCTATCTAACCAATCTTCATAATTATCAAAAAACTCTGAAGGCTTGTTCATAAGTTTTAATTCATATTTATTCTCTGGTTCCTCTAACTTTGAGAAATCATCATCAACCTCTTGTTCGGGTTCTTTTTTTTCTTCGTCAGAGCTGTCTGTGATGGCATTAACTATGTTACTTGCTATATTACCTTCGTTAGATACTTTCACAGTTTCTACACGCTTTAAATCGCCATTATTGGCTTGGTCTGGATAATCATTGCTTTCTTCTGTAGTAATAAGCCCTTTTATGGCATCAGCAAAGGCATCTCGAAGGGCAAATCCCCTAGCCCTCATTGCCAGCATCCTTTCTGGGTATTGTTTCCAAGTATTTTTGCCTAGTAAATTTGCTTTTGCGGCTTGATCTTTAGAAAATTGTCCGATTGTTTCTTGAACATTATCATTAATTTTTCTTTTAACTTTACAAAAAGCTGTATCTCCTTCCAGCCATTCTTCCATTCCAGCAAAGCCAGGATGTTTTTGACATACTGCAAGCATGGCATCTCCCCATATACTAGCCCTTCCATTTATAATTGAAATATTATTAAGAGCTTGCATCGGTGGTAGACCAACTTCATAACCCCATTGTATAGCAACTAATACATTGCTTGGCTTTCCTTTATAACTATCTGGAACTAAACCAGATGTCGCTAACATTTTGCTAAACTCCATAGCTTCTGTTAAATTTTTTGGTTCTAATAACGTTAAATTATTACCCATTAATTTTCTCCTTTACACTAAATTTATGACTTTCATATTTATCTTCTGTAACAACTTGCTTCGTTCTATTCTTTATTACCATGTCTGAAATAATTTCATAGTTATCATACTTGGCATGAGTTATTTGCAAGCCATCCATAGCATCAGCTATAGCTTGTTTTGCAGTTTCTTTTGCCCTTTTCCATTTTCTTTCTTCTTGACTAGCATGAGTAAAATTTTCACATAGCGTTAAAAAGTCATGGTTAGTTTTTGGCAAAGCCTTTTTAATATCTACAAATTCTTTGGTATCTTCTTTTATAGGTGGATAATCTTTATCCGCATCTAAAATTTCCCAAAATTCAGCAACCTTTTGAATAATAACTTTACACAAATTTTGGTTAATCGTTATAGGATAAAGGTTTAATTGTCCTTTTTGAGATAAGCAAGCAACAATACCCCAATCTAAACCAGAGCATATAAATTGATGATGAACTTGTATTACCCAAGATGGTCTTAATCTATCTTGATGATAAAAGTCTGTTTTGATTTCAACAATGCCTTGTCCTTCAAAAACAAATTCTTGTTCATCTCTTACAAAAATGACGGGCTGTTTTTTAACATCTATTATTCTATCAATAGAAGCTCCCATCTTTCCTTCTGGAAAAGTAAAGGCTTGCTTTGGCTCCCACATATCAATTTCTGATGAAGGATTAATAAATTTTAATTCATCTAAAGCCCAATTTGCAACGCTAGGTTCTAAATGATCTCCCCTAATCAAAGCATTTTTCTTTCTTTTATGACTATCAATCCTCTCTACTTTGTTTCTTGCATCTCTATGTCTTTGCAATATATCTTGATTGGCATTATAACCATCATTACCTAATACTATTGCTGGAGTTTCAGAGCTTCCTATTTCAGAACCCGTTATAGTTAACTTTGGCATGGCTCAACTCCCAAAATAAGTGTAGAAACACTTATCGTTGACCAAACAAAGAAACATGATTAGTATATATATTTCAATCAGTAAGAGTAAAAATATTGTTCCAGACAATACAACTTTTACACCAGAAGGAAGATTGCTAAAGAACTCAAAGATATTATATATTATGCGACAAACTATACTTTCTTTGGTCTCAAACCTAGAGAGGATGTTAAAGTTATTCTTCTTTAGATTTGTAGTAACTCCGATTGTTTCCGTCAAATCTGCGGCTGTACCTTCCAGCCTTTGATTTTGGATTAGTTTCATGGTTATTCTCCTCTTTTGTTAACATTTCATCAAGCTCATCAAGACCATTTCTGTCAGCCCAACCATTTTCAGTATAATCTCCAAGTTCACTTCCTCTTGGTCTAGGGTCATTTGGTTCCATAGCAGATAGTTTAAAGTTAACTTGTGATAATGTCCAATGCGATTGGATTAATTTATCAACCTGGCGTAAATTTTTTAAACGATCTATTCTATGCAATTCTTCTGCTCCTTCAGCAAATATATCAGCAATCTGCTTTGCATGAGAGGGATGAAATAATGGCACCGATAATCGCTTTACAAAGCGTAACGATATGCCTTTCATCATCTCTAGCGTAATTTCATGTCTGTATATCTTTCGTTTTCTATATGAACCCATAATGTCTGCTTTCTGTACTCTATATGTTATCGTCTTGATACTGATTATCAATAGCATCTGGCTTTACACTTTCAGACCCCTCATGTGTAAAGTAACTTGACATTAATTCAGTAAAGCGAATGAGGTCTTGTTGCGGCGTTAAAGTAATCGTTCTTGCCAGCTCTTTTCTCCACAAAGTATAATCTACATGACCCGAATAAAGTTCGCCGGATGCTTGAACTTGCACACGATTATTGTCTCTGTAAACTCTGCACCAACCTTCCGCTTCTGTTTCTTCAACCATTTTAGAAACCGCTTGTCTTGATGCTTGTAACACATCACAAATCTCTGAAATAGTGTAAAGTCTGTTGGTAGCCCGACCTAACACTAATACTCTAGCAAATATCTGTCGCAAGTAAGTTGAATTAAAATAGCGTTGCAATCTGTTAATCCTTCTCTCTAACCTGGCAACATAAACTTCTATTTCCATTAAACAATTCGCTTTAACAGCTTCATTAACTAAATGATTATACATATCCTCTACAGTTTCATCTTTTGGCTTACCAATCGTGTGTATTTTTGCTTGGTTTTTGGTAAGTATCTTTTTAAGTGTAGGCACATAACTATCTTCACTTTCATTTTTAGATGTTTCTACGAACTTACTGATTTCTTTTAATTTATAGAGCTTCTTATCGTCTTGCTTTGTCATGATTTCTCTCCTCTTTTAATCATATTTCTAATTGTAGAAGGATGCCAATCGCCACCTCTCCTAGTTTTATAACCCCGTCTATTAAAATCCATCGCAATCTCACGATACGATTGACCCAGCTTTAAACCCCTTTCTATATTGGGAATAAAATTGTCAGCAAATTTATCGGCAGATTTGGCTTGAGCTATGCCACCCTTTTTTGCAATATCTGGGTTCATAGTTTGCCCTAACTTCTTGATTTTATTGCCAGCTCTGGACACATAACTTCCCTTTTCAGCAATTTCCGTTTTAATTCGCTTTAAAGCATCTTTTGTATTTTTACGAATAACTGAACTGTGATGCTGGGCTAATACCGCCATGAAACCTACTGTCGTTTCATCTAGCATTGGCATATCCAGGCAGACAAACTTAATTTTGCCTTGCGAAATAACATCATCAAAGAAGTTAAGGACATCCCCTCTCCTTCTCCCCAGCCTACTCAATGAATAGACAATCAATGTTGCTTGATTTTTTCTGGCATAACGAATAGCTTGCTGTAGTATCGGTCTTTCCGAAAAAGGCAATCTTCCCGATGTATCTTCTTCTTTATACCATTGCACAGTATGATCTCCGCCATTTAAATATTCCTTAATAGCGTGAATTTGCATATCAACCTCTTGCTTATCAGTAGAAACTCTTACTAATGCACAAAATTTCCCTTTTTTGGCTTTGCCATGTTCTGGTCTTAACATTACTCTGCTCCCACTAAACAATCGTTGCATCCACAATATTCAGATTGCAGATCATCTTGTAATTGGGTCCAAACACTTTCCCAAACTGTTTTCATTTTTGGTCTATATTCAAAGTCTCCCATTGTATCTAACCAAGTGCTATGAACACCTATTAATGGAAACCAATGGTGCTTTTTTGTTGGGTAAATGCCAACTTGATAACCATCATCTCCAATGTGTAAATCATACCAAACACCTAACTCTTTCATTTTGCTTTCGCATTTAATTTTATTCATTACTCAACTCCACTATATATTATGCGACTTTTTAAATTGATTACTTAAATATTGAATTAAATACCTGGCGTAAGGCGTATAAAATTCATTCCCATCAAAGATAAAAACTTCTTTATCTTCCCTAACCGCTTTCTTGTAACACTCCACTAACAATTCAAGCTGGTATTTATTAATGCTTATCGTTTTCTGCATATTATAACTCCTCATATTCATAACATTCATCTGGTATATCCAATTCTTCTTCACACTCTGGACAATACTCTAATTCTAATGCTTCTTTCGTTGATACTTTAGAACCGCAATAACCACATTTAATAAATTTAATCATAATTTCCTCTCTGTTTGTAGCGTTCACTATTTGTATGGCTTTTAATTAATATAGCAATTTGCTATCAATAGTCAATAGGTATGTTTCAGAGTTTGTATATATCCCGTTATATGCCAGGTAGATTAGAGGATAAATAAGGAGATAAAGTTGAGTGAAAAAGTCGTATTATTTTGCAGAGTTACCCAACAGCTTAAAAGAGCTATTGAGG